AATGCGACTACCCATTGGCAAAACACCGTCAGATTGTATGATCTGTTTGTCATGTGCTTTCAGTTTATCCGTAAGAGCATTTTGTTTGACATGCACTTCCATTTACTAGGTATACTTTTTTTATCTAGTGATAGTAAATGCCCAAGAAGGTTAAACGTGCAAAGAAGAGAGCATCTACGGAGAAGATTAGTATCAACATCAAGAACATCCTTAGAACCTCTACAGAACGAGTAAAACGCAGACAAGCACCTGACATCATACGTCCATTAGGTAAACGTCCTATCGAAGCCTCTGCGTTTGATAACCAGTACCGCCTACAGAATCCATCTGTTACCTATGCATCCACTCCATTGGCGAACATGGCATCACTACGGGACCTTATTCAAGCACCTTCTGCTCCACAAGTAACTGGACAACTTGCTCTACGACAACAACCACCTGCAACAAATCCTAATCAGATTGTCCCACAGTTACGACCTAGTCAACGTGCTATCTCACCAGCATTTAATGTAGAATTACGAGCAATTACTCCTGTACGTAATCCATATACTAGTCCGCAGTTGTTATGGGAAGCATCTCACAGGCCAGTAGCACAACCACAATTTCAACCAGGACCAATTATTGGCCGATCCTTAGAATCCATTGCAGAGAATACCTCTCAACGTCTTGTTGCGGAACAAATGGACCAAGATTCAAGAAACTATGCACGGTTGCCTACTCCTCCACGATCGGCTACAGTACGTCCTTTACCTAGTCAATCAAGTGCATTACCTGGTGTTGCTCCTGAACTAGCGAAGAAACGAGCGCCTATTATAAAACGAGCGCCTATTTCGCCTGATAGCTCACCTGAAACAAGTCCCAAACGAGAAGCTCCAGCTCCAGCTCCACAACCTGCAGTAGGATTACGAGGAAAAGCAAAACTAGTACGCCCTGCAATGGCGATTGATGCCTAATCAAGTAAACCATCAGGTACTACCCTGATGCACTTTCTTATGTCCCACAAGTACGACTCACTACTTTTCAGAGTTCCCGTCTAATACTGGTACAATCACTAACGAGGGTTAGATTCCATGTACGCATCTCTCCAGTTGATCGCATCTGCCTCTGTATCTGCCACATGATTGATCTTCTTACCATGTCTCATGAAGCTTACCTTGAACTTGGTACCATACTGAATAATGTGATGCTTTCCATCATCTTTTGAATGAAAGTACGATCTGTTTCTGTTGTTATCCGAACGATTGCACCATCGCAGATTGGATAGTCTGTTGTTTGTCTTGTCTCTGTCCATATGATCTACCATATGCAACCCATCAATCATAGGTAAAAAGGCCCTAGCAACTAATCGATGTACCATGTACCCAGTTGTTTTGCCATCCCGTGTAATGTAACAGACTTTGTAGCCGTTAACATCCCGTTGTTTCATGATTCTCCCTGTTTCTGTATTACGTACGACTGCATCATCACTAATTTCATACCGATCATCATCCATAGGTAACCACATCTAAGCGTCTACTATCCAAGTGTATTATATATAGTACAAGTAACACAGTATGTCACTGAATGAACTCAGCAATAGTGTATTCCCAAATACACTGAATGGACTGGATAGTCTTAATGTAACGGACATCACAATCAATGGTGAAACACTGAATAGTCTGTTTGTGCCATATACTGGTGCAGTTAGCAATACGGATCTTAACAATAAGTCACTTACCGGAGTCAATACGCTCTCTGCAACATCAGTAACTGCATCAGGACTTGTACAAGGACTCAATGTAACTGCTACGGGGCTTACTACTACAAACACACTCAAGATCAACTCGGTACCAGCTGGTACAGTAGTAAAAGCCTTGGCAGTGGATGCAAGTGGTAACGTAATCGAGGGGTCATTGATCCCATCGCAGATCAATGTTTCTGCCATTACACCTGGATATGCTTCTCCAATGTACTTTTCCTATATCATTACCAATTCTGCAGGAGATCGGGTCTTGTATGTTGATACAGTTGATCCTATTACATACAGTACGAATAGTAAAACACTAAGCATCAAGAATCTCTATGCGAACACTGGTAGTACATGGAATAACTATGGGACAACCTTTAGTCAAGTGTTACAGTGTTCTGGATTTTCTGCATCTAGTACTGCAACCTTTCCTCAGTTCTGCAATTTCTCAACATTACCCAATGTAGGTGTACCTAGCTATTTTTTAGCAGTAGATTCATCGAATCAAGTTGTTGTTTCTACTGGTATTTCTGCACAGCCTACCATTACCGCTACCAATACAAATGCAACGTACTATCTTACTTTTGCTCCTAATGCAACAACAACAGCATCAAGTCCATTGTATGTTGATGGTGGAGCATCGCTTACCTACAATGCATTTAGTAATACGTTAACTGTACCCATTGCCGAGATTCCTACAAGTCTAACCGCAAACGGTAGTTTTACAGCCAATGGTAGCAATAGTATAGCAGGGTATGCTCCACTCAATTCACCTGCTCTGACTGGTATTCCTACCAGTACAACTGGTTTGGCGGGTACGTCAAGCACTCAAATTGCTACTCAAGAGTTTGTCATTGATTCATTACCCAATCTTACTGGTTATATACAAAAAACAGGTACACAAGGAGGTATCAATACTACGTTACAACTAAGTGGAACATCATCACAATTTGCGATACAATCATCAACAAGTAGTCCATTGTTTTCCGTGCGACAATCTGCTACTCCCTATGTTACTGCTGATTCATTATATGTTACAAATTACTTAGAAACTGGTGGGTCGGCAACGATAGCAACAAGTTTAGAGGTTACCAATGCGTTTGATGCGTCTTCTTTTGGTGTGATTGTAAGATCATCAGGACTTAATTTGATTAACGCAACAGCACCATTTATAAGAATTAGTCCTGGTGCTAGTGCTGGAAATTATATTGGACAAGCCACGTCAGCGGGTGATTTTATCAATGATTCTGTTGCGGGTGATTTCAATATCAATTCACTTACAGGCAATGTGCGAATAGCAGGTGGAGCACAATCCACACGGACAAACTTGCTTATCACTAATACCAAAATAACAGCAAACTCAGGTATGAATCTCATTGACCCTCTTGGTAATCCAAATTATGGGCAGATTGTATTATGCACCAATGCGACAACAGGATATGGGCTTATTCAGCGTCATGATGGTGCTAATTTCTATTTTCTCGTAACTGATAATAACAATCCACAAGGGGTATGGAATGGGTTACGTCCCTTTTATATTGATATGGCGAATGGTAGATTATATTCTAACAATGGGCAAACATTTGAAGGAGGGACTACTATCAATAATGGGGGACTAAACTACGCTAACTTTGGAGGTAGTTCAATGAATCTATTGCGAGGTAATACCGTGTTTTATGGGACTGTTGCTACAGGTAGTAATGCAGTATTACAAGTGGATTGGGCATCTGGTATTAATGCGAGTGTGCTTAATACTGCAACGTATAATTGGCAGTTTGTAACTGGTGGTTCTGGTTCAACTGTGATGAATCTTATTAGCAATAGTTTAAGCGTGAAAATGGGGTCTATGTTTGACTTTAGCATAGGGAGTGCTGGTGGTTGGACGAATAGCAATTCATTGCATATTACAACAGGAGGACTTGGTGGAAACAATGCTGGAGTTGGTATAGGATTTAATACAACGCTAGATAGTGGTCTTCTTTGTAGTATTGCTCCTAATGTAGTATGGAAACGAATGACCTATAAAGCCAACGACCATCTCTTTACAGTAGCAGGTAATACCTCCATGGTTACGATTAATACCGTTGGATTGAATATCTCTACTGCTGGATACATGACAAATGCGTTTGGAGCAGCAAACGCAGGCCTAAGTGGGTATGGAGCGGGTGATCTCATCTTCTACGCTAACGGATCAGGTGTCATGCGGTTCTACAACCAAGCAACGTGTAAAGTAGCAATTGGAGCAGACCGAATCTATGCCGACCAAATACAATCGTTTTCAGGAATTACCTTTACGATGCCTGCAGATATTACCTTTAGTGGAGTTCCAAGTATTAGAACAGCGGGAAATGGTATCAATTGGTTTATGAATGGAGTTCAGCAATTGGGATACTGGGACCTTGGAACAAGTGGAAACAACTGGCGTATGAATGCACAGAATCAACTACAGATAGGAGGGCAGGGAGGTATCTATTGTAATTTCAACACACCTATATGCTATCAAGGTACCTTCTTTGGTCCTGCCTTTTGGAATGGAGGTTGTCTCTTTACGAACAACTTCAGTAATGGTATCTATGACGTAGGGGTAAATATTGGGTGGTCTCAGACAGCAGGGTGGGGGCATATCATTTGCTTACAACCATCAGTCCAATGGCATCCCTTTGTTGTATCATGCGGACAATTCAGTGCCTTTTACTTTGGAGGTCATGCTGCCTATACAACAGCGGGAGGCTGGAACAATATTAGTGACGAACGAGAGAAAGAGGACATCAAACCATTGAAAACAAATCGATCATTAGAACGTGTCTTAGCAGCCAAGACGTACACCTATAAGCGTAAGTTTTACCTCAATGACGAGGGAAAGGATTTAGTACCCGATGATATCAAAAATAAGTACTTGGTTGGTGTGATGGCCCAGCAAATACAGGAGTCCAATCCTCATTGTATTAGCACATGGGATAACGACCAGAAAGAGGAGAGGTTTGGGGTGTGTTACAATGACTATGTGATACATTTGTTAGGAGCCGTGCAGGAGCAACAGAAGCAGATCGACCAGTTAGTGAAGAAGGATGCTGATAAGGATGCAACGATTCAGCAACTGGTTGCACATGTTGCCAAGCTAACTGAAGTTGTCAACAAATTATCCTCTGGGGCCATTACCCCAAGGTAATACCCTGATGCCCAGTTTCTTAACGACACTTTACGACTCCGCACTTTTCCACTCTCCCGTTTAACACTGGTACATTCCTAACACGATTTGATAAACGTTGTTGAAACGGAAAGCTGAAAACGGTGCGTCCAAAACTATTCTCTACCCGCTATAGAAACAATGGACAATCTACCTAACATCATCATGGAGCCACGTGTTCCTGTGATGTTGGCTAAGCTTGATGATATCTTGCTGAAGAAGTTTATCCTCTGCATTACACGAGATCTTACGGAAGAAGACAAGAGACTCTTCAACGACTATAAGTTATTGGAGTATGACGACAACGTACATAAGAATATCCCTGTTACTGCCTTACGGTTTGATTTCTTAGTGGTTGATTTGCGGGAAAAGGGAGATAGATACTGTTTTATGAAAGAGATTCTGCCTCATCGAGATCTGTACCATATCCTTGTATACTGTTATGGTTTCGAAACTAACGATCTAGAGTTCCCTTACGATAATGCGATCTCTTCCTTTCCACAACGTCAGGCAACGAGACAAGATTGGGAGGCACTACTCATGATGCATAGAATAAAAAAGCCAAAGTGGTGGGTTAGTCTATTAGGATGTATCCTCAACTTCTATAACCGAGCCAAATGACTTATCAAGTGTTGCTGTGATTGTGCCTCTTACGCACATAGTGGTGTCTCACTATGCATCTAACGTGGATTCTCTGGAATGGACTGCTGTTTGTAATCTGAAATAATTATATGTTTTATTAGAAATGGGAGACAAAGCAGTCCGAGCAAGAGGAAGACCTCGTAAGGAAAAGACCATCTACAGCAAGAAGGAAGAACCAGTCCTTGTCAATGAAGTAGTAACACCAGTAACACCAGTAGAAGTCCCGAAAGTAGAGCCATCGAATGCGATTGCAGAAGTTGTACCAATTGTAGAAGTTAAGACAGACTCAATCAAGATTCCGATCAAGGTACCACAGAAGAAAGGTAAACAAGATAAACTGCAAGGTAAACAAATACTTACTATCATCGATGAACCAATCAAGCCACTAGCTGAACCTGTGAAAGAAGTTATCAAGGAAGAACCTAAAGAGCCGAAGAAGTCGCTGAAGACCAAGGCTTCCCCTAAATCAAAGGAACCGAAACCAGTGAAACTTCCCAAGGTGAAACCAGTGAAACAAGCTAAAGCTCCTAAGGCACAAGCCAGAGATGAAGATCTGTACCGCATGGTGTACCAACTACAACAGTCTGTCAGTCAGAAAGCTGCTCCACGCAGAAAATCTTCTAAGTATGTTCCTTCCGACGATGATGATTCCTCCGATGATGACGAGACAGAGGAAGAGGAAGAAGATGATGACAGATTCCACAAGAAGATACAACGACGACTGGAAACAGTGCAACATATCGAGAAGCGATTGAAGGAAGTCCGTCAACCAGTCAAGGGCAAATACGAACATCTGTCTGTATTCTAAGAAATTATTTTGTAACAGTATACTAAATGCCAAAGCACTATGGAAAGAAACGAGGTATGGCACGTGGTGGTGTTCAGGGAGCTGGTGTCGGCGGTGATATTGGCCGTTGGCTAGGGGACTGGGTCCAGTCTTGGCTTGGCTTTGCAGATGGAGGGGAAGTACAACAAGCTGTAGCTGATCTTCCAGAATCGGAACAGAACAAACTTCTCCGAGAAGCTAAGAAGGATTTGATTAAAGCTGTAAAAGCTGGTGAGGTTGATCTACCGGCTGATGCCCCTATGATGGGCAAATCTGTCGGCGGTGATATCGGAAATTGGTTAGGTGATTGGATTCAAAACTGGTTGGGCTTTGCTCGAGGAGGTGTTGCAATGGCTAGAGGAGGCATGGCACGTGGTCATTCTGTCTTCCGATAATCTGTGCAGATGATAGAATGGCCTTTCATAAATCCAAATCAACAGAGGCACAACTAAAGGACATCTTTAGCTATCAACAGTATCTAAAGACAGACAATGAGCCAACTCTGAAGATTTTTCAGACACCAGAGGGTCAGTACCTTAATGTTACACGCATTGAACAAACACAAGAAGAAGCTAAGATATCTAATGCAATGCAAGGATTTTATCAGTCGCTAACAGAAGGAGATGGGTGAAGAAATTCGACGATACACTTTTAACGTAAACTCCAACAAAAGATCATCAGGAACCAATACTGATATGTTGTTAACAGTACAAGAGACAATATCATTGAAAGCAATTGATAGTGCATTCTATGTAGATGTACATGCTGTGAATGTACCTTTCAGTTTCTATCAGTTATCTACTGAAATACAGACACTGCAATGTGTATTCACAGATACAACAGGCAATCCTAAGACTGCTAATGTTGTACTGACAGCTGGTAACTATACGACGATCTCTGTATTAGATGAACTATCTGCACGGCTCATCGCCATGGCTCAGATCTCATCCGGTCTCTATGTGGGGTTTACTCCTATCCTATCATTTACGTACAGTACAACCACATCTAAAAGTACAATGATCATGTCTAACCCAGCGAATGCATCCATTCAGATGAACTTCGCTTCTAATCTGAATCTTGGTACCTTCTTTGGAATGGATACCAACCGAACCATCAGTACTGTACTGTCTGCAACAAGTACAAAGATCTGTGTAGCAAATCCTGTGAACTACTTACTGGTACGCTCTGGAAACTTACAACAGATGTGGAATAGAGAATACATTGTAGAGACAGATACGTACTCAGACATCCTCTATCGAGTCCCTGTTGGCACTGGACAGAATACATGGCTGCAGCACTTATCTAACACAGATCCAGTGGAAATTAGTAACAACAATATCTCCTCTATCAACATCTATCTAACAACAAATCTTACGTATACTCCTATTGATCTGCAGGGAATCTCATGGGCAATCTCCTTTAGCATCATAGAGAAACGTAAGCCTACCTTTGTATCATTGACTACGAAACTCTTATCTAACTTACCAGCTCCTACCACATCACCAGTACAGGAGACAACAGAAGAGATTGCTAAACTGGAAGCTGAAATGGCTAAGAACACTGCAGTCTTAGAGAAGTACCTGAAGAGACTAGAGGCACGAGCTATTGCAGATACACCACAGCCTTAGTAGATGTACGATATTCTACCATATACGAAGGCTAGGGCTAAGGCAATGGGACTTACGGTTAAGCCGTCTACAAGGGCTGGGAAGAAGATTGATGTGTTTCGTGATGGGAAGTACCTAGATAGTGTAGGTCAACTCGGCGCAATGGATTATCCTCATTACATCAAAGAGAGGGGTAAGGCCTATGCTGATGAACGCAGGAGATTGTACTATGCACGCCACATAGGGAACACACAGGGGGAGAGACTGGCGAAGGGTCTTCTTTGGTAGTTTTTAGGCTGTATACGCTATGGATGACATGGTGTTTCCATGCTTTATCTGGATATAATCCTAGATTACATGCCATTTGGATACTTTATAGGCATTATAGGGCATAAATCAGCTGATTTATGCCCTATAATGCTGGTTTGAATATAATCTACTAGATTATATCCAGATAAAGCATACTTTCAGTTACTGAAAGCGTTATAATCTAACTTCCTCCGAGGAAAAACTATCCTATGTATAGAATGAACCGTAACGAAGTCTTGAAAACGATCCTTACAAAGAAGGCAGACATTGCCGACAGTAGTGCAAGGGTCTATACCACGAATCTCATGAACGTCCTCAAGCACTTTGGCTGGGAAAGCCTTAAGTACTTCAATAGCAAATACAAGGAAGTACTTGCATATCTTGCCACACTTGTCCCACAGAAAGCCAAGGGAATCCTTAGTAGTGTATTAGCTGTTGCATCAACGAAGAAAGCCATAGAAGCCTATCAGAAAGTGATGGGAGAGATGGCAAACAAGGTCAAGGAAGTAGAACAGAAGCAAGAGAAGAGTGACAAGCAAGAAGCCAATTGGGAGTCATGGAATGATGTTATGAAGCGCTATGATGAAGTGAAAGAGGATGCACTACCACTCTTTAAGAAATCAAGCTGGACTCCTGCACAAATGAAACAGCTTCAGAATTATGTGGTGCTATCATGTTACTGTTTGATTCCTCCCCGTCGCATTGCTGATTATACGGGATTCAAGATCAGGGACATTGACAAGGAACAGGACAACTACTATGACGAAGACAAGAAGCAACTGGTCTTCAACAACTATAAGACTGCACGAACCTATGGTAAGCAAACAGTAGACTGTCCACCAGCATTGCAGGAGGTCTTTGGTCTATGGATTCCTGTTGCAAGTAAGTATTCAGAGTACTTGCTCTTCAATAGCTACGGTGATGCCATGACACAGCCCCAGCTTACCAAGTGTATCAACAGCATATTTGATAAAAAAATATCGGCTTCTATGTTGAGACACATCTACATTAGCGATGAGGTACTTAAAGACGTACCTAAGATGGAAGACTTGCAGAAGATTGCGTCAGATATGGGTCATTCCACAGGACAACAGATGCTATACAAGTTACACTAAGGATCTGTTGCGAGGGCTTTCTTGGCCTTGTTCGCTTGATACCAGGCTTTCTTATAGGCTTTTGATTCCTCTTTATGTGCTTCACGATAGGTCTTCTGATAGGCAGATGATTCTTCTGTATGTGCTTCACGATACGCTTTTGACTTTGCATTTCGTTTCTCCTTATGATCTTCATGATATACCTTATCATATGCGGATTGTTGTTCCTTATGAACTTCACGATAAGCTTCTTGATAGGCATCTGTTTTCTCCTTATGTTCTTCTGCATACTCCTTCTTACTTCTACCAGCAATCTGTATGTTAACACAGACATCCCGATGCAATCTAATACATTCTCCCTCTTTTTTATGGAGTTGTTGTACATTCTCACATGGAAACTCTTCAAGTAGTTCTATGTAGGCATCATCATACTTCAGGATCTCATAGGACGATACATAATGTGTGTTATCCTTGCACCAGAGCTTATAGTTAGTACGATGATTACTCATTCGCTTGTGTATTGGCGTTCGAGTGCTACCAATGTAAAACAGATCGGTTTGGTGACTTCTGATTGCATACACGACAGCGTTCTGATAGGATGCCATTCTAAGTTAGTATAGTGATGTCTCTTTACGTCAATTTTTATCTAGAATCGTCCGACCTTACGTCCACGCCCCATGACCACGCCGCCACGACCAATAACTCCACCACGTTTAAGGCCAAAGTAGCCATTTGAGAGCCAACTAACAAACTTATCAAGTGCAGAGGCTACATCTGTGGTCTCCTCTAAGAAGTCCTGTACAGATGGTTCGATTGCATCGATAAGGTCTTGTGTATCCTGATAGTAAAATTCTTTGGATCCTGCAGAGTCTATATTGTTAGCTACTAGGTTCGACTCCACCCATTTTTGGCAATTATTTAATAAGGCATTATAGTTTTGCCAGTACTTATCAGGTCCCATTAGCTCTTGTCCGTTGTTGATAAACTCGTTGATGGTCTTCCCCTTCAGTCCTGATAGCGATACCTGATACAATTCCTCATTGTTATTAGGCTTATACGGTCTATAATTTACTGTCTGATTTTTTTCGAGTACATATGCACCGTTGATGATTAGGTATAGGTGAAAGAATGCGTCATAGCCACGCTTCTCTTTGGACTTGCTAAACTCCCCTGCAGAGATCAGTTCCATTACAGCAGAGATCGCTGCCTGAATGGGTTCACGTCCCAGTGTAATCGAGGTAATGGGTTCGTCCCCATGATCTCGCATAAAATTTTTCATACGCTGAGTCGCATTGCCAAAGATACTCGTAGCAAGTCCTGACAGAGTCCCTCCGATACCGTATGCCTCATACTGTGGGGTGTGATAGAATACACTATCTTTCATTCTAGTAGATGGAGACAATAGAATCAAAGCCAAAGAAAGTGAAACAAGTCAAAGCCAAGAAACCGAAAGAAGACCCTCCCAAACTAGCCATAGAGTACGGTCTGTTTGTCCTATCGTTCAATTAAAAAACCATAGGCTAGTAGCCCTTCGTTTTTTAATGTATTTTTGTCGGTTAGTCCCAGAGGATGGCTAAGATAGCTGCTGTATAGAAGATGATGAAGAGTTCGTCCCACATCTACTTACTGTTTGCGAGAATTTTCTGGATTTTTTTCGTTAGTACATTATTGTCCTTACCATGCACTGCAATAACTGGTCCATCTGCTGTCTTGTATTGCGTCGAATTGTGATCTTGTAGCATCCATCCATTCATGTCATCGTTTTTGATACGTTTCAATGATAACAGCATTGAAACATACATGGTCCACTTACCGCATACAAAATGGAAATCGTTACCCCATGTTTCTTCTAATGTTTCCCAGGTAACATACTTATGTTTCGTTATCTGTGATTCCAGTACATCTAGTTCCTGTTGTACTGCATCAGCCACCTTATCTTTCGTACCATATTGTTCAAGAAGTTCAGCAATCATCTGCTTTGTAAGCATCTTTAGCTGTTTGTTTCTCTCAGTATACTCCGATCGTTTTGAAAAGTTTGGTATCGCTGTACCCTTGTACATGGCTTGTAAGCAGACGGTATCTTTTGGCATTGTTGACATGGTCTTATTGGGAGTTTCTCAGGGAATCTCTGGTGTTTTGTATTAGGTTTTTGATGTTTCAATTTTTATTTTGGTTTTTGTATGTAACAAAAAAGTACCAAGGTTACCCTTAGCTTTTTTTGTTTTCGTTTTTTTGTCGTTGTTTGTGTTCAGTACCTTACATTAGTTCCAAATAACCCATTATGGATACTATATGATGTGGTTGTCGAGTAGTTATTGATATAGGCTGTCTACGGTTGATGTTCTGCCATCCAACACGAAACATGTTCAATATCATATGTAATACTGGTTTGATCGTTTGAAACTCAATGACATCTGTATACTCATCATCCTCAAGATGCCATACGTCTACTGTTTGTTTGGGATCATTGTGGTAGTCCATAAGCAAACAATGATCCATGGGTTTGCATGTAAGATCGGGGGCAATAATGAAGATGGTATAAATATGTGTGGGAATGTGTTCGTTCTTGTCGCAATAAGGAGATGTTGTCATCCACTGTTCTTGTGACTTCCAGTACTTGACTGTGTTAAAGTCTTCTTCCATGTGTTGTAGCATACGTTCAATGATGTCACATGCATCCATCTCATAAGCCATCTGTACAATGGTCTTGAAGATGGCCTGTTCCATGCGTCGAGGAGCCTTTGTTACCATAAGAGTAGTCTTACGCTTAGGGTAATAGGTATGGCGTTCATGGCACGTGTTTAGAATGATCTCAGTCATAGGGGTTATAGGGAGGCTCTCAAGGAATCTCTAGTGTTTTGTATTAGGTTTTTAAACTTTCAATCTTTTTTTTCAAAGTTCATAGTTTCTAATATAGTCCTTAGGATAACGTAAAAAAAGTTCGTCTCCTTTTTTTACCGCTGTTAACGTATATAAACCCCTCTTTTTAAGTATCACATTGGGTGTTAATGACTCATTACAGAAGTGTGATAGATTCCATGTGTCTTTCCCACAGATGATCTTGTTCTGTCGTCTCATCACGTATGTACATGATAGATCCTTACCATATTGTTCTTTGAATTCCCGTAGTGTCATTTCTGTTCCCTCATAATGTGATAGTAATGTATTAGCTGGTATATCTTGTGATGCAAATGCTCCTTGTCCATGTGTTACACTCTCTTTCACTTCATACATCTATGTACTAGTACTATCTTCTTCATCATCATCAATCGCATTTGGATCCATTGCCTCCACTTCATCTTCCCAGTTATTGTTTAGCACAACAGTTGATATATAGTTCCACAGTACAATACGGGTAGCATCATTATAATAGTTATCACCACCAACTTCATCATAGTCAGCATGTACTATCATTGCATCTACTCCACCAAATAGTGTGACTTGGTTTTGAAACTCTTCCTCAGTCATGTTACTAATCATGTCAGTAATCTCATTACATGTGTTATCAATCCAATCATAGTGATACTTTTCACATATGATAGTGGTAATCAGTGATCTCATTGTATGTGCATCCATAGTCGTCAATAAGAGGCTCTTGGTGGAATCTCTGGTGTTTTATATTACGTTTTTCAACTTTCAAATTTTATTTTCAATATTGGGTATGTCTCATAATGTCCCATGATACTAGGGAGAAGTTGTTTAGCGTTTCTGGTAATGTGTCGTGGTGAAATAGGCCCTCAGGGTAGTACCTGATGGTTTCTCACTTCTGCCACACGAAAATTGATTCTGTACGTTTCTGTGTAGAAGTCTTTGCGAAGCGGTTCGATAGGGGCATCTGTAATGTATCATGTAATACTGGTAACATATCTGCAATTGCTTCGTACATTGCTTCTGGCATGTTCAGACAGAGATACCCTTTGGTCTTTAGGTTCTCCCAGACATTCTGGATGACAGGTCGGAAGAAGACAGACAGAAACTCAGCCTTTGACTTGTAATGTGGCATACATTCATAGCGTTCTATCATAAAGTATGGTGGACTTGTGAAAACCATGTCATATTCTACAGTAGAGAAGTCAAATGTTTCAGAAGATTGGAAGTACATTGTCACATCACCTGGATGATCTCGTAGCAATGACTCATAACATTCTCGTAGTCCAAGGTTAGAATCTATCCCAGTATAGGGTATACCTAGTTCAATGGCTCCTAAGCATCTTGCTCCCCATCCAGCGGAGAAGTCCAAGATCGATGTTGGTTTGTACTTGGTATAGATCCACTTTGCAATGGCTGGTCGAAATTGGTTCACGCTTCCCCACCATAACTGAAAAGCTTGATAGGGCGTAGTCTTGTACCGCTCCGCTATCTTTTCAATTTTTTCCAGTTTCTCGGAGTTGTGTTGGGTGTCGTACCAGCTGTTTCCCTTTGTAATCGTCTTGCTTCGTGCTTCAAAGAAGTATGAATCAAGCAGTTTTAGTCCTTCTTTAGACATCGATGCCATCTGTATGGTGTGCAGATTGTTTAGTCAGAGTCTGACTCATTACCACGTAGTAGTTTCTTCTGTAAGGCTTTGTAACGTTTCTCTGTCTTCTTAAACTCTTCTTCCTCACGTTGTCTGTCACGGTCAAGTTCTTTCTGTTTTCTAGCTTCTTCCTTCTCTAGATGCTTTGCAACACGTTGTTGAATAGCTTCTTTCTGTTCCGTTACTTCTGCTAGTAGCTTATCATAAGCACATTGGGTCTTCTCTGACTTATCCTGCCAATATCTCACATCAGCAAGATGTTCCTTACGTTTACGTTCATCATCTTCATCATTATGACGATGTAGCATCTCAATCTCTCTCTTGTTACGAGCAAGATCAACTTGCATCTTTTGCAATCTACATTCATAGTGTTGTACTTTTCCCTCCATCTCAGTCATTGTCCCATAAGGTAACTCAATAGAGGCTTGTAGATCAGCAATAGTAGCTTGTAGTTGTTCAATCTTCTCTTCAGCAATCTCTTTCTCCATCACGTATCTCTTCTTCAGTTCAGTTAGTTCTAGCTTCATAGCAGTTGTTTCTGGTCCCTTGATAAGGACATCCTTCTTGATAGAGATCCAATCATAAAGTGATGCAGCTTTTAATATTTCTTCAAGATACAGTTGATGTTGTGTTACATTCTCTTCTATACTGATGTATTCACTGTACCCCTTAGCACCATTCTTCCAAAACGTAGGTTTCATACCAAACCAGTATTCATGATCTTCATACATCAATGAATGGATTACTATCATCTTACCAGCTTTAGAGGATGCATACTGTGTAATAGGGGTTACATTGCATACAGCCCAGTCACGCAGTAGCATACATCCAACATCATGTATGTGTTTAGCTTGTACGTGTCCCATATAAGCATCCTTACGCATTTCAATCTTGCAAAACTCACAATTGATATTGGTAGGGGGCATTCTTCTATACCCTATACTAAGAAGATTGTTTAGGTCAAAAAAACACGTAGCTTTTTTTGGAGGTCTAAAAATACCGGAGGGATTTCATCAAAAGATCAAACGGTCTAAAACGGTCTAAAAGGGGGTCATTTCTAATACAAACGCTTTTGTCCTACAAAGTGTAAAAAAGGCTTCAAATGACTGGTCTTATCCTATTAGAAAATGAAAGGTCTAAAAGGGGGTTTTTGGTAATACAAACGTCTTGTCCCACAAAGTGCTAAAAAGGCTTCAAATGACTGGTCTTATTCTATTAGAAAAAAAGTGGTCGGTTGTATTAGAAAAAGTGATGTTTTGAAAACAGGTTTTACCGTAATAAGACAGGTAAAAATGAAGGTCTAAAAATAAGTGATTTCTACGACACCTTTTTTAGTATATGGTATAGAATTGAAATTTTTAGGAAAGAGATTTGTAAAATTTTTTTGAAAACACTTTTAGAAATTTTTTAGTGAATGGTCTTTTAGAAAACTTCAAATATTTGGAAGGGGGTATGAAAAGGTGTCGTAGAAACACCATATTTTTAGACCTCGGTTTTTACTGGTCTTATTCTATTAGAAGGTAAGTTGAAAAGAGGACATTTTTCTAATACAACCGACCGTTTTTGGAGATGGTCTACAACTACTACACAGAGTCGTGCGATTGCGATGGGCCTTGAAACACTTTGTACATGTCTTCCCTTTCTTACTGATGAACATATTCTTACACTTACAACCAATGATAAGAACAGTAGGTGCTTCTGTAGCTGGAATCAATCCTGCATTCGTGATCCAATCATTGCGTATCAATAGCGTTTCTTTACAGAAACAGGTATCATGAAACTCAGGCACTTCTTCATTAGGAAAGAATCGATACCAGGTATCATAGTCTACTGATTCTGTCCATGTTACATCATTCTTCTTCTCTTTGATACCATGTCCACAGTATCGCCAATTCATAGCAATGTCTTGTATCTCTTCATCTGTAAAGTTATCTTCTTTCAATCCAATCACAAACGCCTTGTGCAACTGAAGAGTTTGTTCCACAATCTCCTTCACATAGGTACTCATTTCAATTTTTCTTTCAAGTTTGTCTAGTGTTTTGTATTACGTTTTGTTTCAATTTTTAATGTATAGTACAATGCAAAGAAAAAATAGAGGGTCTCCCCCCACTTTTTCTTCTTGTTTCTTTCAGCTACTGAATCATCTACTTCAGATAGTACATCACACCCTCTTTTGTTACCTCTCCCATCCCACGGTTTCCTTTGGTTTCATCAACAAAGTCATACAGAATACGTACCATACATGTGAATATCTTGTCAGCAATCTTGCGATGCTTCTTATTTCCAGAAGGTTTAAACAGCAGACAACCATTGACCATCTTGACTGTAAAGTTGATGTAGTTTCCAAAGTTGAAGTGACCTTCTGCAGTACATGGACATCCTGGATACTGACAACTACCTTTACGTGATAGATAGTCAGTAAAGGCCTCAGTGATCTCAGGATCCAGGGTGTTATGTTTGAAACAATATGGAATGCTCATTCTCTCGTTGATTTGATACTTCTTGGAAGATCTCTGGTGTTTTGTATTACGTTTTTGAACTTTCAAATTTTATTTTGATGTTATATGATGTTTGATTCAGTCCCTTAGTAATCAAACGCACCATATACATTAGCGATTGCTACAATGACTTCTCGATCTACAGCATTGAAACTCTTTCTGATATCATTCTCATTCCAAGCTCCTCGTCCAAACTTACCAATGTACTTATACTCTTCTTCTTCTGTTGCAAAGAGCTTCGTAGCACCATGAAGCAAGAATGATCGCAACCATTTGCGGTATCGGATTCCTTTTTGTTTGCCTACCACACTATCTTCTATAAACTGTCTGAACATCTCTACTGCTTGTTGTCGTCGTAGTTGATTCGTTTGAAGAAGTTGCATCTGTGTGTCCATTGTAGTAGATTCAGTAGCTGAATGTCTTAACTCATCATCTAAAGACTTGACACTTTCAATTTTTAAATTTTTCTTAAACAGTAGCATAACACAATCATTGAGCATCTCTATCATATGAGTCTTGTATAACGTAGTCATATACTCTGAAGACCAGAACTTGCGTATTTGGTTATCTCCCATATCGTGGAGAATAAGTATTCCATCAAAGTTGGGGTTGGCAATGAATTTTTCATAATATTCTGGAAACATCTCCGTGTGAGCATCTTCACGTTGAAGATACAATCCATATTGAGGAGTATTGGCTACCATATCAAACTTTGCAAATGATACCATTGTAGTAGATTCAGTAGCTGAATGTCTTAACTCATCATCTAAAGAATCTCAACTTTCAATTTTTAAATGGCAGATAACCAAAACCAAACGTACCACCAGACATACTATGACATTCATCGAGAACATCTTCTTCAACGGCAGATGGAGTACTACAGGGAACACAGGGCGAAGTACATCGCACGTATGCAAGTATACAACCGAGAGTACTACCGTAAGAAGAAGATGTGTAAAATTGACACACCAAGGGTACCGAAACCAAAAAAAGACCCTAAGGTCGTTCGACCACTTCCAGAAGCAAAGGAGTCGCTTCATGTGGAGCCAGTGATTCAACAACCACAATCTTTAAAGGAGTGGAAGTTTGTGGAGCCGAAGCCGAAGAAGGCTGTGCCGAAGTATCAGAAGACAGAGTTTCAAGTTGTAAAGGGATCGTTTGTACTTTCTTTTGACTAGTCCAATAGGATACAATAGTACCAATAGGAAAAGGTAAAGAGCTAACATACTTTAACATGTATATATAGAAATGGGAAAGTTTGCAGGACATTCTTGGGGCAAACGCAAGAAGTATGGATCAATATTTGAAGCCCCCGAGGAGGAACTTTACTTCCAATCCAATGGACTTGATGCAATGAATGCACTATCATTCTCAGTCGGTGGTTATATAGAACCCTTCGGCAAGGTTATACCCTTCTTGCATGACAAGCCTAAGAATCTGTCTGCAGGAGGCATGGTAAAGTGGCGTAGCGATGAATACCATCCATTCAAAAACGATCTCCAAAAGGACAACAAACCTGTGTTGCTAGAGATTGGCTCGATGGTTGTACCACGGCCTATCATACCATTGTTTCAAGAATACGAGAAACTCTACGGATCGGTCAAAGGTCCTATGATAACCGATCAGGCTAAGCTTTCACCAGTAATCATCATGCCTCAAGAGGCAATTGTCCCAGCAAAACATGCTGAACACTTCAAAGCCTACTTAAAGAGTCACGGTGTAACTCTTCCACTACCTCACACATCTTACTTTTAATGTACTGAATAGGTAAATGGTACTTGTCCAGATCTATGTCACAGCTGCAACCAACGGTGGATACTTCGATGTACCACTATACGGTACATTTGACGTGAATCTATTGAATGTTAGCTATCATGATGCACCTGTTTTAGCACGGCCGATGTTGATTCAAAGCGATATCTTACGGTGTCCTAACTCAAACGTGCAAGGCATCATGTTTGTCAACGCTCCGAGTTCCTCTACTACCTATTCGGCTGGAGCAGAGCGAATGGTCAGCTTCCCCAATTGTGACTTCAACGGCAAAGTCCTAATCAATCTAATCGATAGGACTACCAATGTTGCACCAGTTGGAATGCAGTATCTACTGATCACGTTAGAAGCATTCAAAAAGTAATCTCTTCTATAGGTAAATGTACCGTAAAAACCAGAGTGGCAAGATAATGTCAAGCGGGGTCCAGCATTTGCAGAAGGATGCCAAACCAGCAATGCCTACGGTGCCTGAACCATCTCCCCAACCTATCCAAGAATCTGTCTTTCGTCCTCCGAAGGAAGGTCGCAGAAAGAAGAAGTTTCAACGTGACTAGATTCGTATCCTACGGACACTTTACTGCATTGCTCCAAAATAAAAATCTTAGAGCTATTCAAAGATGTCATCCTATATCGCCGCTGGTTCTAACCCTCAGTACGTGTTGCCTTTCCAGATGGACGCAGTTCCAAGTTCCTTTAAGTCCAACTTGGCTCCTCGTCCGATCAACTGCTCGTTGCAGACAGTAAACGTCCCTAGTACGTCAGGAGCCGCAAATCTTGGGGGAACTTCTACCATTCAAGTCCCTCTTGGCCAGTCTGCCTACATTGTTAACCCCTACTTGCGTTTCAAAGTTACCTATGTAGGTGTTGGTGCAGCAGCTGGTTTGCAATTCAAAGGTGCTTCTCAATCGGCTATGGCCCTCATCTCATCCTTTCAATCATCAATCAACTCTACCTTGATTGACAACATCCAGAACTTTCCCTTTACGGCAGATCAGTTACTGAATCACTCTTGCTCTAAGGAATGGTTGCAAAACGATGGTAGTGTCTTGATGAATACTACTACTTCTATTAACGGTGGAGCTTTGGCTGATACGGTAGTTGCTTCAGAGGTCTATTGTATTCCTATGCTTGGTATGCTCGGCTCACAACAAGCCTTCCCTGCATGGGCCGTTAACGGCGTATTGCAGTTGAATATTAACTGGGCACAGACGGTCAATGCTTGTATACGTGCTTCTGCTAACACTGTTGCTATTCAATCAATTAGCGAATTGGCTTTCGTATATGATCGTGTTGCAGTTGAAGGTGACTTCATTGCCAAGATGAAACAAGACATGGCTCAGTCTGGTGCTAAATATACGTATGCTTTCACCAACTACCAGTCTGTTGCTCAACAAGCAACTGGTACACAAGCTACTATTAACACTGGGTTGAACGTATCATCCTTACGTGGAGTCGTTATGTCAACTATTCTATCAACTGATGCAACAACGATTACGGCACTTGGTAGAAGTCTTGCTAATGGGTTGACTAACTTTCAGGTTACACTGGATGGTCGTCTCGTCAATGCTAATATCCTCAATGCAGTCAATGCTCCTGCCGTGTGTTTTATCGAACTTAACAAGTGCTTCTCTCGTATGTTTGACTCAAGCGTTACGGACTACTCGGATAAGGCTACCTATCCTACACACACGTTTGCTGTTGGTGTAAGCTCCACTCGAATTTCCGAGGGGTTAGCATTTCAAGGTTCCCCTGTATCAGTGGTCGGTTTGCAGTATACACAGGCATCTGATACGTTTACAAACTATATCACCTACATCTCGGACTACGCCCTTCTCCTAAGTGCAGATGGACAAGTTGACCTTGTGCGCTGATGGACCAGGTAGTACCCTTGGGCACTTTTCATAAACGACACTTTACGACACATAGCGGAGTACCTCTCCCGTCTTATCATGTGGTATTGAAGTACCATATGATATTGCAATGATTGCAAAAGGGAATCTACTCCTCTGTCAAGATATACTCATCAAACTTACGAAAGAGCCTCGGCTGTCCACTGGACATGTTAACAAACAAGAATCCATACGGCTTAGACGTTGCATCTTTCAATGCTAACTCTAAAAAGTCTTCATCCACATTCAAATCCTTCTTCAGTGTCTCCACTTCTAACTTTGAATTGGTTTTGAACAGAAACAACCCATCGGCCTGGTTACGCCAGATGGTCGGAATGTTGTTGTACTTATGACTTATAAGAAAAATTGAAGTCCCTAAGTGCCTACTATTGGTAAAAAGTTGCGTGATAGCGGACTTCTTCCGTCCAGAAGGGAAGTCTCCTGAACTATCATCAATGATAATCAGATTCTGCACAGGACGTTTCTTCTTCCATCCATCACTAATCACCTGTAACTTTGTCTTGATGTCTGTAGCCGTCACTTCAGATAACTGATCATAGAACTTACCGTCTTCATCTAACTCCTCATAGAAGTCTGCAATCTTTTTGTCATGTCTGCCTGATGGATTGATCATGAAGATGTTATCATAATACTTGTAATAAGGCGATTCTTTTGCTGTTAACAACGAGAGATATAGGGAAGTCTTACCACCACCTTTTGGTGAAATGAAGAACAGAATGCGACTACCCATTGGCAAAACACCGTCAGATTGTATGATCTGTTTGTCATGTGCTTTCAGTTTATCCGTAAGAGCATTTTGTTTGACATGCACTTCCATTTACTAGGTATACTTTTTTTATCTA